ACTTCGGTCAACCCGAGGAGCTTGGCGTAACCAACTGGGCCGGTGATAATCGCACAGTCAGCGGGATTGACGCCGTATTTTCCGAGTTTCACGCGAAGGGCGCGAAGGTTGGCGAGGCTGAACGTCCCCATATCGAGTTTGTAGGTCGCACCGCCGTCGTTGGAAGCCGCCCGGAGTCCGAGGGCAATGCGTCGGCGAGAATCTGCCGCGCCCGCTCCAATGTCGCTGTCTTCGTGAGTTCCCGCGCTGTCGCCGTTCAGAATGAAGTCTTCACGGCCTTCCGCGATGGATTTCGCAATGTCGCGAACCAACCACGGAAGAATGGGAACCATGGAGTCTTCGTCCAATTCGCCAGAGGTCAGGACGCGGGCCGCGTGACCAACGGCGGTCAAGGTCGCGTTTCCGACATTTGAACCGTCGCCCACGCTGATTTTGGTTTGACTCGAGTCAGCGGTTTGTTCGGCATGTTTGAATGTCGAAATGCGAGCCAATCCCACGGGTAGTTTGTATGGGTTCGACGGCATAACGATGGTTCGGAACAGGTTGGGCACTTTCGCTTCCAACTGAACGAATTCAAACAGTTCGTTGGAGAAGTTCGTAGGGACCCAGTCGCCACCCTGCGCACCAGTGGCAGTGTCGAGGGCTTTCTTGAATTCCCCGGCGCGCCGTTTCCATTCACCCCAGGATTTCAGGTGGTTAACGGGTTTTCCAAGGATTTTGGACGCAACAACCATTTCGTCGATGTTCTGGCGAAGGTCTTTAGGCATGGAGCCGATAATTTCGGATTCCGTGCGTTCTTGGGCGGATACGCCAGTGGCGAATTCAACCGAGCGAGGCGTCGGGGCGGGCGCGCTGGCAACCAACCCTTTGATTCCTTCCATAATTTGTTCGGGCAATGCTTGATGCCGTTCACCAGCTTTTTTCACTTCGTCGGCCAATTCTCGGACCGACTTAATCACTTCGTCCATGTTGGACATTTTATTTCCGCGTCCTAAAGAGGGCGTTACCCCTCGCCGGGATGTCCGGCGGACGGTTACAAATCTTTATTTCTGGTAAAGAGCCTTCGACACGTTGGCGATGGTTCGTTTCACAATCGCCTCGGAGTCCGGGTTGATCGACCCAACAACGGAAGCCAACTCTTTAATCACGTTGTGAAGTTTGACGATCTCCTCCGGGGAAACCTCGTCGTGTTCTGTGATGATCTCGTTTAGTAGAGCCGTCGCCGTCCCGACCAAGGAGAGTTTGGCCTTGTCGAGCGGTTGGCCTTTTACGATCCGCGCAAGGGTTATCAACTGTTCGAGTGATGCTTCCAGCTTCTCCACTGGCCCCCGCGTCGGCTCGCTGAACGTGTTCACAAGGAAGGTTGTCCCGTCCGCGCCCTTCGTGATCGCCCCATCTCCAAGGCATTTGATCGCCATTTCCGCCAGGTCGCGCCCAACAATGGCCCCGGGGTTGGCCGGGATGCTAACCGCCGAATACTCCAAAAGCTCCGCGTCGGTCCACACAACGCCTTTAGAATTCTGTTCTGGGACCTGTTCCATGACGTGGTTCTTTGGAATGAACCCAACGGAGAAGGCATTGAGGAACCCGCGCTCATAGAGCCCGAATATCTCCGCCCCGCGCTCGCTCTCGGTGTCGAACTCTGTTACCGCGGAAAGCCCGTTCTCGTCCTCTTTGATGTCCACGGCCCGCCCAATGGGTGGCTGTGACCCGTCATGGCCCCATAAAACGATGGGGTTTTTCTTGTAATTCGTCAGGTCCCACGCGCCCGGGGAAAACTTTTCAAGCGTCCTGTCCCACTCGTAAGTGGAGACGTAGGCCGTCACCAATTTCTTTTCGGAGTCCACGCTTTTCGCGTAGGCCAATTTCTGTTTTCGTTCCATTTTCATCTCCTTCATTTTAAGAGCCACACCGCGAACTTGTCCGTTGATTCCGTCTTGTGTTGGTGACAGAACGCCTTATATCCGTGATACGAAAGCCCCATCGTTTGAGCGCATCGGTCGCAATGGTCAATCCCCATGCGGTCGAGGTATGCCATGGTCACCGTCACAGAGATGTTGCTGGCCGCCGCCGTGACCGTTGAGGCCCAGACATTCGGGGACAATCGTTTCGACATACGGAGCAGGAGTAACGCCAATCGCGCGCGCATTATTTCGGCCCTTCGAAGAGGCAGTCACAACGGCACCGACAAATTTCCTCGGGCGGTCCAGATGGGTCACCAGGCCACTGCAAAGAGGAGTCTCCAACGCTGAACGGTGATTTTAAATCAGTCTCCGTGCCTTCCATGCTCAGATGAGTCTCCCGCACACGGTTATCACGCGCGGTGATCCACGTTTTTCGCTCCGCCCCGAGGTCAGACGCCGCCTGGAAGCTCCCGGCATGGGCGGACCCGAGCATTTCGGTTGTGGCGATGTTTTCGGATCGTGCCTCGTTGGCGAACGTGTAGATTTCGTCGATCCGGTTCTTTATGAGGTCGATTGTTTCGGACTGTGAAAGCCCCGTCGCCACGGCCTCGGAAACGCTCTCGACAACCGCGTCGGACAACTGCTCCCGGGTGTAAAGCGACACCTCTTGAGCCAGTTTTAGGCGTTTCCGCTCCACCCACACCCCCGCCGCGCTCGCGTTGATGGCGTAAGGCATCCCCGGCTTCATTTTATGGGCCTGTCGCTTGCCGAAAGAGACATAGACGTTCATGATTTTAGGCTCCGCCGCCCGCGCGAGTAGCTCTTTCTCTTTGTCAAAATCAAAAATACTCCCGATTTCGTCACCCTGAACCTTCACGTTCTTCATGTTCTTCGGGATGATCTGGCCGGCAAGGGCGTCAAATTTGACCATTACGCGGTTCTTCTGCCCCTTGAAATAGGCCCGCATTGTCGATTTCATGGCCTGTTCGAATGGGGTGAAATCGCGGTCAAACTTTTTCCAGTGGAGGTCATTGACAGATTCCGGCTCGAGGCCTTTTGTGGTCGCGGACTTTTTAGGCTCATCCGTCGCATCGTCCACGGGTTGATCCGTCGCGTCCGGTTTAGTCGCCGCATCCTCCGCAATCTCGAACGGAAGGTCCAAAGCCTCGACCACCTGGCCAAGAGGGACGCCCATGTTTACGTAAATCTGCGCCACGGCGGCCCGCGCCGCCTCGTCCTCGCGCAATGCCTCAACCTTCGACAGGTCGGCTTGGATGATCGTCTTGTCGTCGCCCGTTATCTGTGCGGCCCGCAAGGTCATGATGGATTCAAACTTGCGGATCTCCGGTATCATCGTTTGAGTCCAGAAAACCTTCGTCTGCTCCTTCATGTTCGAATAGTTGGCCTGGTCGAGGATTCCCACCATCGATTGCGGGACGCCAAAGGCGGCCAGAACCTCTTCGCGGAGCATCTTCCGGAGGTTTACGAAGTCCATGTCTTTGTGCAATCGGTTGACCTCGATGTATTTCAGACCGCCCAGGACGGCTATTTTCCCCCGGTTCTTCGGCCCCTCATAGGCTTTCTTCCACGCTGTCAATGCCCGTTTCTGCTCTTCCGGGCTCAATGCCGTGTCTGATTGGAGGATAGCGTCGGGTCGTGTGCTGTTTGCGAAGAAGTAACGATTCCACGAATCAGCGAAAAGGTCAGCCGTGACAGCGTTTTTAGCCGCCGTAAGTGACCCCTGCCCATATTGAAGGTTTGTAGGCGTCGCCTCGCGGATATGAATAATGCGCTCCGCCGGGAATGTTTGAATGTGGCCGTTCACGTTGTAGACGTAGGACGAAACAAAGTTTTTAGCGTCCGACTTTACCGTGACCTTGTGCGGTTGGAGCGGCCACAACTCGGTCGGCGTCCGCGTGCCTTCAGGCTCACAAATCATAAAGGCGTTTCCGGTGAGCTTTGACGAGAGAGACAAGAGCCGCCGCAACTCAATGCCGGACATGTTCGGGTTTGGAGAATTGAGTATTTTCCGAAACGGGTGCTTTTCGTTTACGTCCCAAGATCCGTCACCGGATTTAACGTAAGGCAAAAACTCTATCATCGAGAACGCGTTGGCAATAAGGTTGGCGCACGCATACACCCATGTATGAACGTTGAACGCCTCAATCAGTTCGGCAAACGGCTCAGGGTGTTCTATCCCATAGTCAGACGATAAGCTAGCCGCCTCCGCTTCGATCTTTTGAACGGGGAATTCTTTTTTCCGTGTAGCCATTGTTATTCGTCCCCTTCTGAACTTTCATCATCTAACCCGTCGATATAAACGGACACGCTTCGGCCTGTGACTGATGCAAAAGCCAAAGCAAGGGAATCCGCCCTATCCGGGCTGTTGGTGTGGTCTTTTTTAAAGACCTTCAGTTGTCCCTTGCTGGTCGGCTTGTCCTTTTTGATAGAGACAAGCTGGCTAAAAAGTTCTTCGCTGTCTTGGATGGCGGAAAGGTCGATTTCCCCATCTTTGAACCTGTCGGCCAATCCGTAGAGGACTTCGTCGCGCTTGATGGCGAACATGTCCACATTGTTTGCCTTCTCTGCGAAATTTACGCCGTAGACGGTGGCCTTTAAAACTCCCTCGTCGGACAGTTCTTTGAGCCGCGCGGTTACGCCCGCGCCAACACCGATGGGGTCAGTCTTCAAGAGAGTGACGCCCCACTGATTGCAAAGCTGGACGGCCTTCCCACATGTGCCCATGGTGTCCAGGTTTGACCAGAACACTTGCGTCAAAACTTTCCCCCCGCGCTTGGCGGTGAAAACGCTCTCATCTCCCCCGCCGTCGGCGATGTCCAAGCCCGCTTCGACCGGGAGGCCTTCGGTTCCGGCCAACACGTTCGTCTTCGCGCGGTCCACCCAGGCGATGGGGATCAACGAATCCCCGGCGCCCTCTGGGAATTCTCCAAGGACGCGGGACACGTAAAGCGGGGAATCCTTGCCCCACCGTTTCTCTTTGTCCTCCACCCATTCTTTCGTTACCATCCCGGGGATGATCTCTTTACCGGACGTTACGTTGGGGTGTTCAAGGCATGAAATTGTGATTTTGTGCCACGCGGGAGACTTGAAGGCTTCGTAAAACGCGCCCGTAGGCGTAAGAGGGTTCCCCACCATCACCATCCGGCAATCCTCGCCAGAAATCGCGCCTTCGAGGCTTTCGACAATGTCCGTAGATACGCCCGAGGCCTCATCTATGATGACCATCACCCGCTTTGCGTGGAACCCCTGGACGTTCGTCGGCTCGTCCGTGCTGAACCCGATGGCATACCAATCGTCATCGATCCGAAGGCTCGTAAGGTCAAGCTGGCCGCCAAGGGGGACGCGCGCGTAACGGTGGGCCTTTCGGATCTCACCCCACAGGAGCGTTTTGACCTGTCGGTTCGTCGAGGCCGTGGTGATAACGATGGAGTGGGGCTTGGAATAGAGGAACCAGAGGGCAAGGCGGGCGATAGAGAACGTTTTCCCGAGGTTATACCCGGCCTTGATCGCGACGCGGCGGTTGTTCTTCACGGCCTCGAAAAGTTCTTGTTGCCGATGCCAGAGATCGCCGCCGCCCAATATTTCCTTGCTGAAAAAGACAGGGTCCGCCGCAATCTTCGCGGCAAACTTAGCTTCTTTCGTCGGCGCGCTAATCGACATTCTTCTCGACCAGTTCGGCAATGGTTATCGGCCCGCCGTCTTTGCCGGAAAGTTCGACGGCCTGCATAGGCTTTCCAAAACCATAGGCGGCCAATTTCTCCCACAAATAAACGCGGTCTCCCGTTGACGCCGGGACCTTGACCACGCCCGTCATTGTCGCCTTCGTTTCGACTGGCTTACCGGCCAAGACATCATCAGCCCAGCCGAGGAATTTCTTTGATCCGGCCAACTCCCGGCACTTCTCTAAAAACTCCGACGGCTTTCTGCCTGCCCCTTTGCGGGCTCCGCCGGGACAAAAAGGGACACCCTTTTTACCTGGCATCGTGATTATTCCCGTGAAAAAATAATCCCCCGGCGCTCTTTTGAGAGGCGGGAGAGTCAAACATTGGAGTAACCTTTTCGGGGTTTTGTTGTCTTATTAAATTGGCCCCTGCCCGTCGGTAGACGGTCAAGGGCAGTCGATGGGGTGAGTACAAAAAAATAGTCAATGACCCCCTCCAGGAGGCCCATCGACTGACTATATTTTACAATAGAATTGGTTTTTTTGTTGTTATTCGTTTTTGCGTTTTTTTGCGGATTTGTTCCACATGAAACCTACGACATGCACGGTAAACTGTCCAGATAGAGACGGAGAGTTCAAAAGCTACCTGCTTCGGAGTTTGTCCGTTGTCGAGAAGATTCACAATCTCAAAGTCATGCGACCGTCGCCAGTAGATCATTTCGCCACCACATGGCACCGATGACATTCAACCTCAACCGCAAGCGAACCCATTGGCGTTTTTCGCCTTCGCATAAAGAAGCTCTTGACCATCTTCCAGCACTTGCCGCACTGGATCTGCATGACCTTTCCCGTGAGGTCCACGTCTTCCCAAACGTCGAGCATGAATTTATCCACGCGGGCACCCCTCGCAATAGACGATTGTCCGAGCGCCGGGGACTGGCTTCCAGAAGAACCGACGTGGGTATTTATGGCACGCGCGGCAAGGCATACTCAGGTTTGTTGATAGCTCCATACGTGTAAACCCGTCCGCTGTTGGTTGTTCAGCGTCTTTCTTTCGTGGTGTCTTGAGTTTCAATTTCCCCTCCTTTTAATTTTACCCAGTTCCCTGTAATAGAATCCCGCACCCATGATTCCCTAAATTTCTTTGCGCCCTCTGTAAAATAATCGATAGGTCCGAGACTGAAGAAACAGGTAAAATCCTCATACATAGATTTCCGGCCCGCTTCGTAATCGGCGCTCATTCAATCCCCCGCGCCTTCTTCCAGGCGTCGAACTGCATCCCCCAAATCATTGCCCACCCTTCCTTTACATCACACCAAGAGCGCATCCCGTTTGCAATCTCCAAAATTTCATCGAAGTCCTTGGTCAACTTTTCTAGTTCCACATTAGTGATAGGCGTCCAGTGAGAGGCACCCTCCGTTGTCCCCTTCTCCTCCACATGACCGGCCCAAGCCTTTGTCCCCTTCTCTACAAGTTCGGAGTGTTCCTTTTCGTCAAAGGACGGATTGTAGGGTGGCATCTTGTAGACATTCCGCGCGTATTTGTCCTCTAACCGCCGTATCTCTTCGTGACACTTTCTTACTTCGTCTTTGGCGCACACCAACATCTTCTCCGTGTAATCCTCCGCCGACTTCCGGCCCTCGGCGTGTGCGGCGTTTGCAATCGCTGTTTTAATTTCCGTTTCAAGAGTCGTAAAAGAAACATCTGACATCGGCAGTTTATCGCCCAATTTATACGGTCCCTCACTAAAACGGTTTTGGTTCATTCGTATCCCCCATGATCTCCCTGTGGAGTTTTTCGCGTTCCGCTTTTTGACCTTCGCGGTATGCCCTATTACGAATCTCAGCCGAAACAAAAGCCTCACCCGTGTCGGTCGTCGCCGTCATTTTAGGTTCATCAATTCCAGGTCCGTTCACCAGGAAATATCTAACCCCGATCTCATCATTCAATGTATTTGAAACGAAGTATGGCCCGTCACTCTCCATCCTGTCCCCCTCTGATCTTTGTAGCTATTGAAGTTCCCACTAAGTCTCCCACCTCTAGATTCAGCAAACCATCGGCGATTCTTGCGCACCGCTTGCGCTCTTTCGCGGCCCCCTGTAGAAAGCCGCTTGCAAACGCGATATTTAGTCTCTCGGCGTAACGTACAGCCTCGGATATTGATTTACAGTCAAAGTAAAAATTCAGTCCTTCAAC